GTAAATGAATTTATTGTTAGTGACGCAAATGATAGTCCAGTAGAAATAAATTTAGATAATTTAGAAGTAGGTTCTGGTGTAAAAATAAAAATCAGAAATGAATTTGATCACATCAAGAAACTTTTAAATTTTGATAATAGAGCACATGAGATTGTGCGTAATTGGTATATTGATGGAAGACTATATTATCACAAAGTAGTTGACCTAGACAATCCCAAGAAAGGAATTCTTGAGCTTCGCTATATTGATCCGATGAAGATCAAGAAGGTCCGTCAAAAAATTGATACCGCACCTAAAGATTCTCTTTCTCGTCAAGCACTCAAAGGAACAGCGTTGGAGTATGAATATGGTACGTTTGTTGACTATTTTATTTTCAATCCGAAAGGATTTTACCAGGGAGGTGTTCTTGGACCAATTGGTGATATGTCTTTGTCACAAGGTGTAAAGATAGCACCCGACTCTATTACCTTTGTTCCATCTGGTTTACAAGATCTCAACAAAAGAATGGTGTTGAGTTTCCTTCATAAAGCAATCAAGTCTCTCAATCAACTTCGTATGATTGAAGATAGTTTAGTAATCTACAGACTATCAAGAGCACCAGAACGTAGAATTTTCTATATTGATGTAGGTAACTTACCAAAGGTAAAAGCGGAGCAATACCTACGTGATGTAATGTCTCGCTATAGAAATAAACTTGTTTATGATTCATCTACAGGAGAGATGCGTGATGATAAAAAGCATATGTCAATGCTTGAAGACTTCTGGTTACCTCGCCGTGAAGGTGGTAGAGGAACTGAAATCACTACACTCCCAGGCGGTCAGAACCTTGGTGAACTCAAGGACGTTGAGTATTTCAAAAAGAAACTTTACAATTCACTCAACCTACCACCTTCCCGCCTTACGGATGACAACAAAGGGTTTAATCTTGGTAAGACCACAGAGGTTCTCAGGGATGAACTCAAGTTTGCGAAATTCATAGGTCGCCTCCGCAAGCGTTTCAGCGAGATGTTCCAAGACATGCTGAAGACGCAACTGATCCTCAAAGGTGTTATCTCACCAGAAGATTGGGATGACATGAAGGAGCATATCCAATATGACTTCCTGTTTGATAATCATTTCAACGAACTCAAAGAGATTGAGATGATGACGCAGCGTATTGCTGTTGTCACTCAAATGGATCCGTTTGTTGGTAAGTACTTCTCTGTTGAACACATCCGCCGTCAAGTTCTCTGTCAAACTGAGAAGACATATACGGAAATTGATAAGCAGATGAAGAAGGAGATCAAGTCTGGTCTCTCGATGGATCCGACACAAACAAATATGATGGATACAATGCAGCAGCAAAACTCAGCACTTGCTCCAGAGATTTCAAATATTCAAGCACAAGACGCAGCATCACGAGAAGCGGAAGCTGCGGATGATAGCGTTGATCGTGAAGTTGATAAAGCGAAGAGAATGCCTAAGCCTCCCGCAAATACTAAATAAAATATAACTAATTTATTATCATGGCAGAATATACAGAAAACAATAATGAAGTGGGCGTGGTTGATATTGTAAACAAAATCAACAATAGTGATAGAGCATCAGCAATTGATGCCATTCACGACTTGCTTTTTGCCAAGGCATCTGATGCTATGGCACAGTATAAGCAAGTTGTAGCAAACACATTCTTTGACGAACCAACCGAAACCGAGACCGATGAAACTGATAACGGAACAGATTGAGGACGTAAAAGTTCTCACGGAAGAAAGAAACGGGAGAAAGCTTCTTTATATTGAGGGAGTATTTCTTCAGTCAGAGCTCAAGAACCGTAATGGACGCATGTATCCATTCGATGTTCTCAATCGTGAGGTTACGAGATATAACGAAGAGTATGTCAAAACTAAAAGAGCACTTGGAGAACTAGGACACCCTGATGGTCCTACTGTCAATCTTGATAGAGTATCACACAGAATTGTAGAACTCCGTGCGGAAGGACATAACTTCTATGGCAAGGCACAAATTCTAGATACGCCGATGGGTAACATCGCCCGCTCGCTTCTAGATGAAGGTGTACAACTTGGCGTGTCATCCCGTGGTATGGGAAGTATCGACAAGCGTGAGGACATCTCAATTGTCCGTGACGATTTCATGCTCACAACTGCTGCTGATATTGTAGCAGATCCCTCTGCTCCAGATGCTTTTGTAAATGGCATCATGGAAGGAAAAGAATGGGTATGGGAAAACGGTATTTTAAAAGAAGCAAAAGTTGATAAATACCGCAAGTATATTGATGAGGCAACTCGTCAAAATATGGAAGCAAGAACGCTCAAAGTTTTTGAGCACTTCCTTTCAAATCTTTGAATTCATAAATAAACATAGAATAATTATACGGAAATTAAGAGGTAAACTCAAATGTCAGATATGCTAAACGAAAAGTTTGAAGAGTTTGTTGCTGGGCAAAAAGTTATTCTTGAAGCTGGCGACCCTATGCCAACTGTTCAAGCTTCTGTGATCCCTGGTACTGGCAGCGAACCTTCACAGGTTTCTGACGTTCAGACTGCAAAGGCTGGCGGCAAAGATCCTGCTCCTACCGTACAACCAAAAGTTGCTATCGGTCAATCAGCTCCTGCTGATCTTGGTGGTTCAACTTCCGCTCCTCTTCACGACAACGATGAAGATGGCGAAGAAAATCCTGGAGCAAAAGCAGCAGCCCCTGTTTCCCAGATTTCTGGTGATCCACAATTCGCACATGCGAAGAGTGCTGGTGATCCTGCACCAACAGTCAACGTTGCTGCAGCATATGGTATCACAAAAATGGGCGGAAATGTCACCTATCCAATCCGTGCTGGATTTGAAATTGACATGACCGACGACGTAAATGCTCTCCTTGAGGGCACCGAACTCTCACCTGAGTTTGCTGAAAAGGCAAAGACAATTTTTGAAGCAGCCGTTACAGCAAAACTTAATGCAGAGTATGACAAGCTTGTAGAACACTTTGCTACAGAACTCGAAAAGCAAGTAGAAGCCATCAAAGATGAGCTTGCTGAAGAAGTAAATGGCACAGTAAACTACGCCATTGGTCAATGGATGGAAGACAATCAAGTTGCCATCGACCGTGGTATTAGAAATGAGATTACCGAGGACTTCATCGCAGGTCTCAAGGGTCTCTTTGAAGAGCACTACATTTCTATCCCCGACGAAAAGGTTGATGTGGTAGAAGGTATGGCTGATCAAATTCGTGAAATGGAACAGCGCCTCGATGAACAAGTCAGAGCTAACGTGAAACTACAAAATCGTCTTAGTGAGACTGCCAAAATCAATATTCTGAACACAGTTTCAGAAGGACTAGCAGATACTCAAAAAGAAAAACTCGCAGCACTTGCTGAGGGTCTCGACTTTGTTTCGGAAGAAGATTTCTCCAGAAAGGTAAAAACTATTAAGGAGTCATACTTCAAAGAAACAGTTGTCGCACCAACAGAAGTTTCTGACGAAACACCAGTAGAAGGTCTAGGTCAAGATGTAACTCCAGCGATGGCGTCATATCTTCAGGCACTAAACCGCTGGGCAAACTGATAATCGTTAACCCCAATTTTTCCAACGGAGCAAACAAATGTTTAACGCACAAGCTCTAACCGAAAAGTGGAACCCCGTTCTAGGTCATGAAGGCGCTGGCGCAATCAAGGACAACTATAGAAAGGCTGTTACCGCTGTTCTGTTAGAAAACACAGAAAAGTCACTACGCGAAGAGCGTGGTATGATCAACGAAGCATCCAACACTGTTGGTGCTATCGCTTCTAACGCACTATCGGGTGGTACACTCGGTACTCAAACTGGTGGTCTTGCAGGTTTCGACCCTGTTATGATCTCCCTAATCCGCAGAGCAATGCCTAACCTCGTTGCTTATGATATCTGCGGTGTTCAACCAATGAGCGGTCCTACTGGACTAATCTTCGCAATGAAGTATCACTATCAGGAAAATGGTTCTGCCCTTCGTGCAGGTCCAGAAGCTCTCTACAACGAGCCTGATAGCAACTTCTCTGCTTCTTCAGCAGGTTCTGCTGTATACAACCAAACCAACGCTGCTGGTGGTGATGACACTCATCCTCGTGGTGATGGTGGTACTACCGATGCAAACCCTGGTCTCCTAAATGACAGCGGTACATACGAGCGTGGCGCAACTGCTATCCCTCGTGAAACCGCAGAAGTTCTAGGTTCTGGCGCAACTCTCTTCAACGAGATGAGCTTCAGCATCGAGAAGACCTCGGTACAAGCACGTACCAGAGCACTCAAGGCAGAGTACACCCTAGAACTAGCACAAGACCTCAAGGCAATTCATGGTCTTGATGCTGAGCAAGAGCTCGCCAACCTACTCTCAAGCGAAATCCTCGCTGAGATCAACCGTGAAGTTGTCCGTACAGTTTACTTCGTTGCTAAGCCTGGTGCTCAGAACAACGTTGCTAACGCTGGCATCTTTGACCTCGACGTTGACAGCAACGGTCGTTGGTCGGTTGAAAAGTTCAAGGGTCTAATGTTCCAAGTTGAGCGTGATGCAAACGCAATTGCTCAGCAGACACGTAGAGGAAAGGGTAACTTCATCATCACTTCTGCTGATGTTGCTTCTGCTCTCGCTATGAGCGGAACCCTAGACTACTCCTCAGGTCTAACTGGTGCTGGTGGTCCTTCCATCGGTGAAGTAGATGACACTGGTAACCTCCTAGTTGGAACCATGAACGGTAGAATCAAGGTCTTCGTTGATCCTTATTCTGCTAACGTTTCCAGCAACCACTTCTATGTTGTTGGTTACAAGGGTTCTTCACCATATGACGCAGGACTATTCTACTGCCCATACATCCCACTCCAAATGCTACGTTCGATTGATCCTAGCACCTTCCAGCCTAAGATTGGTTTCAAAACCCGTTACGGCATGGTTGCTAACCCATTCGTTACTCAAGCAAACGGAACCCCAGATGCGGAGACACTTACCGCTAACCGCAACCAGTACTACAGAAGAGTACTTGTCAAGAACCTCATGTGAGTTAGGTTCACAAAACAACACAGGGGACCTCAAAAGGGTCCCCTTTTCTGTAAATATATGTTAGCATGATGTAGAGTATGTCTAGAGGAAGAATGAGTAAAGTTGATATTATTGCCAGAGTTTATAAAATGAAAACAGAATTATATAATGGAGTTCATCCAGAAAAAAGTGCGGACTGGCACGATGGAGCACAAGACACCTTAAATAAAATCATTAGCATAATCAACGAATATAATTCATGAACCAATCATCTCTCATACTAATATTATGTCTTTCTCCATTAGCAGTAATTTTTATTGTAATGAAGATGGCACTCTGGTTAGGAGAGACAGCAGAATTTGCTGCTAAAACTAAAGAGCTTGAGAGAATGCAACATGGTCCTTACATAGTATGGGACGAAGAAGAAGAGGAAGATGAATGGACCTAGGTAAACTTTATAACAGAATTGCTAGAGTAAAGAATGATCTTTTGATGGAAGAACCTTGTCCAATTTATGAACCACAATGGGAAGAACTATATGGCACACAGAATGAACCAAATACAACCAGAACACCTAGTCACTCACAAAGAGTGTCAGGAGATGATTGATGCTGCTATACGAAGGCACAATAGAAATGCTTCCATTATTTCTATGTTTGTTGGTTGGTTTGTCCTCGCTTTATTTGCTGAGGGATTATTGAGGTTGATTGGCGTTATTCCACCAGTACTACCATGGCTAAACATTACCTTGAAATAATAGGCATAGTTCTATTGTTGGTATTTGCTGCCACGATGTTTTATCAAGGCACATGTATTATGAGAAATAAACGTGGGTATTCTCTACGAGATTACATGAAGCAAGATAGTGAAAATATGAGACGCAGGATAGAGGAAATACTCAAGGATAAATAACTAGTAGCTTGGGAAGTTGACATGCCTGCTGAATGGTATAAAGAGCAGCCAAAGAATAGGAATTTTATAAATCCTGTTGGTTTCTTATTGAAATTGGATTTATTTGAGGGAACAGATTTTTTCTGTCAAAGTGCAAATCTTCCAGATATTTCAATGCCTACTATTGAGTATCCAACCAGATTTCGTAACTTACCGATGATCCCTGGAGGTGGTGTTACCTTTGGAGATTTTCAAGTAAGTTTTATTGTTGATGAAGATCTAAAAAATTATTATTCTATTCATGAATGGATGCGTCACAACGGCAGAGCAGACGATGATGCTGATACTCCATTGAGAGACAAATTTGGAAGCAACGAGCAATATAGCAATGCACAACTTCACATTGTTACCTCACAATATAATCCAGCATTCGTCGTATCGTTTGAAAATATTTTTCCAATTTCATTGTCTGCACTACAATTTAGTGCTACAATGAGTGATGTAGAATATCTAACTGCCGAAGTAACATTCAAGCATCAGAGATTTTTTATTCTGAATAAAAATATGAGACCCCTATGAATTTTGAAACTCTTCGTAATCGCTTTGACAAACTACGTGAAGAATGGGCAGAAGATAGTGCAGTAGATTTTCAGTTCAAGAATAAACAGTATACCACAGATCTTGGACAACTTGCGTTAGACATCCCTTTTCAACACAATAAATACTTAAACCATTACACTGACATTTCGCAGATCAAAACTTCTTTAGAGTTTGAAATCAGAAAACTTGTAAAAGAAAAACGTGAGTATTATTCAGGCGAAGCTGAAGCTCGTGTTTACGCAGAAAAACCTTTTGGTGGAAGAATACAAACTTCCGAAAAAATGAAGACTTACCTTGAAAGTGATGATGATGTTATCAACATAGAGGCAAAGATCAAATATCTTGACCAGATGTTGTACTGGTTAGATCAGGTTATGAAGCAGATTTCAAACAGAGGTTTCCAGATCAAGAGTGCTATTGAATGGGAGAAATTTGTTAATGGACAATAATGACCCTCCTTTCCGTAAAGAAGAAAAACGAAGTTTATATAACGATCCAATCTTCTGAACCACATGTTCATATGGAGCTATCTGACTACTTTACTTTTGAAGTACCAGAAGCAAAATTTCTAAAGAAGAACCCAAGATACAAATATTGGGACGGCACTATTCGTTTGTACTCTCCAGGTACAGGCGAACTCTATGGTGGATTGATGAAGCACTTACAGGTGTGGGCAGAAGAACGTCAATACACTATTGAGTATGAAAAGAATGATTGGTATGGAGATGTACATGAAACTAATAATTTTGTTTCTCCTGCTGGTATCAAAACCTTTATGGACAAGATCACTAGAACAGGAATTACCCCAAGAGAGTATCAATACGCTGCTGTCTACGAAGCAATAAAAAACAACCGCAAGCTACTTCTTTCTCCTACGGGGTCTGGGAAGTCTTTGATGATTTATTCCCTCGTCAGATACTATACTGCTACCGACAAGCAAACGTTGATCATCGTCCCTACTACGTCCCTCGTAGAACAGATGGTTAATGACTTTAAAGATTACGGGTGGAATGCTGACGATTACGTTCATAAGATTTACTCGGGTAAGGATAAGAATACTGATAAACCAATTATCATTTCAACTTGGCAATCAATCTATAAGTTTCCCAAAAGATACTTTGATGATTTTGATTGTGTAATTGGTGATGAGGCACACCTGTTCAAGTCTAAGTCACTTACAGGTATTATGACAAAGCTTCATAATGCCAAATATAGATTTGGTTTTACTGGCACACTTGATGGTAGTAAGACACACAAGTGGGTATTAGAAGGATTGTTCGGTGATTGTGAACGTGTCACAAAAACTGACGATCTAATTCAGTCTGGTTACTTATCTAAATTTAGGATCAAGGTACTGCTTTGTAAACATGCTCCACAATATTTTGACACATATCATGATGAAATTCAGTATCTAATTGATCATCGTGGAAGAAATAATCTAATCAAAAATCTTGTCAAAGATATTGATGGTAATACGCTTGTGCTATTCAACTACGTTGAGAAGCACGGTGAACCACTTTATGAATTGATAAATAGCATCATAGATCCAGGACGGAAAATATTTTTCGTTCATGGTGGTACTGATGTTGAGGATAGAGAAGAGGTTAGGCAGATTACAGAGACTGAAAACAACGCTGTAATTATTGCTTCATATGGAACGTTCTCTACTGGTATAAACATAAAAAGACTACACAATATTATATTTGCTTCACCCAGCAAGTCTCGCATTCGTAACTTGCAGTCCATCGGAAGGGTCCTACGTAAAGGTGAAGGAAAGGACATCGCAACATTATATGATATAGCTGATGATATAGGTGGACAAAATTATACGCTGAAACATTTGAACGAAAGAGTCAATATCTACAATGAAGAAAATTTTAAATATGAAGTTATAAAAGTAAATCTACGAGCAAATTAAAATATGGAAGAAGAGTTTTATGCCACAATAAAATTGGTATCTGGTGAAGAGATTGTTTCTAAAGTTTCTTACTTACCAGACGAAGACAAACTTTTGTTAGACAAACCCTTACAGGTAGAGCAAGCAAAACAAAAGAAAGGTAATATGGAAGTAACTGGATTTACTTTCAAAGAATGGGTATCAGCTACGTATGATGATATGTTTATTATTCGTAGAGATCATATCCTCACGATGACAGAAGTTGATGGAGACATTCAACACTTCTACGAAAAAACAATTAGAAGACTAGAAAGTGGTAAGAATTTAATTGGCAAAGGCAACAAACTTCCCCGCAGTTCTGGTTACCTAGGTTCGGTTCAAGATATGAAAAAATCCCTAGAAGATATATTTAATAAAAGCTAAACTCAACCTTGAACCCTTGACAGAGTTATTGTACTGGTTTTGTGAGGTTGTGTCAAGCCCCCTTTACATTTGAGTATTGCTATGCTACACTTGATACAGATTATGTGAGATACCTGTGACATTCGCAGTAATGACAAGAAAAAAGCAAACGGAAAATTACGTCAACAATAAAGAATTTCTTGCAGCGATATCTGAATATCGCCACAAAGTTATTGCTGCGAAAGAAGCAGGCAAACCACGACCTCGTGTGACTAATTATCTGGGTGAGTGTTTCTTGAAGATTGCTACACACTTATCATACAAACCTAACTTTGTCAATTACATGTTTAGGGAAGATATGATCTGTGATGGTATTGAAAATTGCTTACAGTATATTGACAACTTTGATCCAGAAAAATCTTC